GCAGGTGGTTCACCTTTCCGTGCAGCGACGACTGCGGCATCTTTGGGCACCGTTCCGCTTGCAAAGTTTGCATATCAGGGTCCAGAACTGTTAGCTAAGTATGGACCTAAGGTTGCAAAGTATGCACCAAAGGTGGCTGAGGGTGTGAAGAATATTGCGCGTGGTTTAGACTTTACGCAGGGCGCGCGCATGAGTGCTGAAACTTTAGAAGACCTGAAACAAGGTCGATATGGGAAAGCTGCGTTCGATGCGTTAGGCGCTGGTGCAAGTTTGTATGGTGCATCGGGCAAGCCTTATGATTACTTTGAGGGCTTGTACAAGAAAGATGCAGAGCGTAAGGTTCAAGAGCTGGCCGATGTTGAGATGAAAGCAAAGGGCTTCGACCCTGATGCAAAGCTTCCATTATCAAGCCGGCCGGTTGACATGCCGCCGCCTACAAAAGCTGTCGATGAAACAGGTGTTCAGCCTAGTTCACGAGAAGTTAAAGCACCGAAAGGTACGGACCCTAACAATCCATTCTGGACGCCTGCATTAGAGTCAAGTGAGAAGTTTGCCGTTAAGTCTGGTGGCGACGTTGAGTTAATGGCACAGGCTCGACGTGGTGGGCCTGTACGTGCAGACCAAGAATCATTAACTAGGCTACAGGGCGCTGTTGATAGGGTTGCTGAAGGGTTAAAAGACCTTACTCCTGAACAGCGTACAACTAAATCGAAAGCAAGTTTGTTTGCATTAGAATTAAATGAACGTGACTTAAGTCTTGCTCAGAGTCTAGGAATCATTGACCCCGATGTAGGCACCGCTGCGCGTGAAATTCGTAAGGGCTTCTCTAGCGTTCCTACGCAGATGAGCGCGCGGCCAGTCGATAGGGGAATTGGTTCGCAGATTACAGATGATGCTCCAGTTCCTATTAGAACCGACGTGCCTACTGCTCCAGCGGTAGCTATGGATGATTTAGGCCCGATTAAAGAAGGTGAGATGAATCCGAATGCATGGGAAGCATTACCGGATAGTCAGCAGCCACCTCCGCTTACACCAAGCGAACAGGCTAAATTACAGAATTTCGCAACTAATGCACCTTGGAATGAATCACCTGTTACTAACGCACAACTTCAAGCGACGAGTGAGAACGTTCAAGCGGGTAAGAATGTTGCTGCTGAAGCATTAGCTGCTCCCAAGATTATTGAGCACGTTGGTGACGACCCCGTTAAGATTAACGAAAAGACGTGGTATCATGGGACAGGCACAAAGGGCTTAACGCCTGAAACGCTTGACCCTTATCGTACTGAAATCGATGGGTTGTTTGGTTCAGGTGTATATCTTACCGATGCAGATAAGATATCGGAAGGGTATGCTGCGGCGAGAGGTAAGCGAACTAAGACACCAACGGTATATGAAGCTAAGGTAAACGTTGAGAAGGTTCTCGATTTAGAAAAGCCAATCACGCCAGAGGTGCGCTCAGCATTAGACAAGCAGGTAGAAGGCTTAGAATCCATTGGCTTTGAAATGGACTCAGTTAAAGCATTGCCAGAAGGCACGACAACCGAAGCGTATTGGCGTGCGATTGCGAATGAAGTATTTGAGCAGGGCGAAGGCTTGAACATCTCGAAGTCTGAATTGACTGAGACGTTCCATGATATGCGTTATGCGCTATCCGATTTAGGATACGATGCAATGACGCATACGGGTGGTAAGCGAACGGGTAAGGCACCGCATCAAGTCTTGATTATTCTTGACCCTGCGAACGAAGCTGGTAAGGGCAATAGAATAACTTCGTTTGGTGAGCGCGGTGCTGCACAAGTTGAAGAAGCATTGCCTGCATCAATTACTGGCGCAGCTGACGATTCGTTACCTGCTGGTTTAGTTCCTGAAACAACTACTGCAACGGGTACGCCGTTAAGGTCTGTAACGCAAGGTGTAGACCCAAGTGCATTACCTCCGGGTATCGCATCGACGGGTGAAACTATTCCAAGTGGGCGTCCTGTCGAACCTACGGCTGGTACGGGTGGAGCTGGAGGAACTGTACCGCCAGGTGGACGAGATGTATTGCCTCCGGGTGAATCGGGTGGTGACTTCGTACCTAAGAATCCTGAGCGATATCAGAATTCCATTCAGCAAGAAGAAGCGCATCGCGCATGGATGGAAGACATTCTTAAGAACGTGACGAAGAATGATGGCATCGACCCGGGAATGGCTATCGATAGGGCGAATCGACAGCTTGGTCCCGATGTAATGCGTAAGCTCAAGAAGATGGTTCAAGACCCGAATACTCCCGTTGAAATGCGCAATAGGATTGTTGCGCGTTTAAGGGATGAAGCGGGCTTAGGACCAAAGCCAATCGGAGCCATCGCTAAGTTTAAGAATGATATCTCGATGGCGATGCGTGAGGAATTCAAACGCATGGGTCCGGTGGGTAGAGAGATTGGCCAGCTCATTGAACGTACCAATACGGATGCGGCGCGTCGATTCAATCGCTATATCAATCCTGTCGTTGAAGATTTAGAACGACTGAAGAAAGACCCTAAAACGTTTGAGCAGATTGTTGATTACTTAGAAGGGAACAACGCGAACCCTACTGAGGAAGTAAGAGAAATTGGCGATAAGATGCGCGCCATCAATGATATGATTGGCGATGAGATGGTCAATGCGGGCTTGATTGAGAAGAAGCGCGCAAACTATTGGACGCATCGATATGAAGGCGTGCCAGACCAGACCTTGATTGATGCAATGAAGAAGCAAGGTTTACCTGACGATGTAATCAACAAGCGCATCAAAGATATTGCTGCGAGTCGCGAACGAAAGATTGGTGAGGAGTTCAGGCGCAACGACTTGAATGTTCCAGGTTATCGTAAGGACATGGACGTATTCGTTGACCATCTTCGCAATTCAGCTCGTCGTGTTGAGGAAGCGAATGCGTATGGAAAGCTAGACTTGCAGGATGAAACGTCTGCTATTTCCAAGCTCGTTGCAAAAGCTGAAGACCCCGAACGTGCTAGAAACCTTGCGCAACGTTCTATCAGAGGCGAAGCTGAAGGTGTATCGAGTCGTCAGAAATCGCTAGTTGGAGCCGCGAGGATATGGGCTACAGCATCGCAGCTTTCGCTAGCGGGAATTTCAAACATCAGCGGTGTCTTACCCATCGCAGTCAAGGGAAGACTAAGAGATGCAGGGCCTGCGTTATTGAAAGCATTCAAGGGTAACACGGACCCCGATGCTAAGTTCATGAATAACGTAGGGACGTTCCGCCAGTTCAGCGGTGGATTCGCTGAGACGTTAGGCGATAAGAACTTCCTGTACAAGGTGTTTGGAATTGAGGGTACACAAAACTACTTGAATAGAGTCGCCGGTGCGACAGGTAATTCATACGCTCGGATTTTGTTTGATGAACTGAAACGGAATCCTGCAAACAAGAAGGCGAGACGAGAACTTGAAGATTTAACCTTTACGTCGCCCGAGCAGCTCGTTCGGCAAACTGAACTGAGTCAAGACCAACTCGAACGTGCGATGATTCGCATGGCCGATTTAACTCAGGGCTCGATGGCAAACGTAAACTTGCCGCACGGATGGGTACGTAACGACATACTGAGAATTCCTCAAACGTTCATGCGTACCGCGTTCCAGACTACGAAGACGATGAAGGACGCGATTAAAGAGAATCCTACTAGAGCTGTCAAATTGGCAGCGATTGGTATGTCTCTGGGTGAATTGATTGGCGATACGAAAGAAGTAGTCAAGACGGGTGCGCAGGTTGGCACTAACTCAGCGCAGCAGATGTTGGGTATGACCGATGAAGATAAAGATTTCTTCACGGAATATAAGAACAACATTGGGCAGAGTGAGACGGTTGACCCTAGCGATAGGTTCGCGTTTACAAGGAAGTGGTTAGGTAAGGTAGACCCTCAGCTCGCAAAGAATGAAGGGATTGTACATGGGCTTGGCAACCTTGAGCAAGCATTTGCTCTCGGTATTCCAACCGATTACATGACTTCAATCGCTGAGAACTGGGACGACCCTGACCCCATCGAAGCTGCATTCAATATGATGCGGGGCACAAACTATGCGGTTGATGAAGCCGCTGGTATCGGTGGACTCGCCATCAACACATTACGAGGTAACTATCGAGACGTAGGGCGATGGGGATTACAACGGGTTCCGTACGTGGGCCGTGGTATTGCAAGGGAAGTGGAGACTACGGCACAGCAGAAACGGAAGAAAAAGGGAGGGCGTAGTTCCGTTGCTATACCGGGTGAGAAGTAGATAAAACTAAAGGGGCTGAGCTTGATAGCTTGGCCCCTTTTCTTTTGCAGTTCATTTAGTTGTACTTGAGTACGCGCGTTTCAGCCATTGTATTCTTACGATACTCTGCAATCACGTGGTCTTGAAGCGTGTAGTACGTCTCTCTATTCTCTTGTTCCTCACGTACCACGTTCGCCTCTTTCAGAGTATCCATTATTCGCGTCAACTCAAATGCATCTAAGTGTCGCCATAGTCGTCTTAACATCAAGATGCGTGGCATCGAAAACGATTCAGCCTTTAACAAAGCCTCAAACACAATCGCCGTTTGTTTAGCAATCGGTGTCGTGGTCGCGCCTGGAGAATTGTTCGTGACGACTTGTGCATTTGTCATGCATGACGCACATACTGATATCGATTCTTGAATGTCCTCAGTGGTTAGGAGTAGGTCTGTACCCCTTGCCATCGATATCAACATCGCCACCTTGAGAACGGTATCTGGAAACCGCATCGCGGTGCCTGTTGTATCGTCCTCGTTCGGTTCGTATTCCTGATACCATTCTTCATAGAAGTCTGCTCCCTCCGGTGTATACTGAAACTCACCTTTCAAGCACGAAATTGTCTTGAGGTATTCAGATAGTCCCTCGTAATCAATTGTATTCGCCGTCCGCCGTACCAGAGAATTCTTTCTATTTCGTTTGTTCTCAGACACCATAAGCGTACGAGCAATAAAACCACCCATAATATCACGCTGGCCAATGACAGCATGAAGATGGGTCTCGTTGCTAGCGCCAAGCATACTGAGGTACACATTGCGAAGGATAGATTTTCCGGACTTAAGCAAATTTGTATGAGTATCTTTGTATTGTGAGTCATATAAGTCCGTGAGAATTGTCAATGCTTGTTGGTCTTCTAAGATTGATTGACTAAACTCTCCGCTAACAATGAACGCTGTGGCGTCTTTGCTAACTGTTCCATCTTTATTCATTGTTTGATGCCCGAGGTTCTCAATGATTGCTTGGATGCTACTTCTCCCAGCGATAACCTTTGTAACGTTGAGGTCCGTAACTAACTTCTCAGCGACCTTGATTGGCAAACCTTTCTTGATACCAGATGGCCCGATGAGCATGATGTACACGTTTGGATATAACTTATATGCTCCCCCTCTGTCAAGGAACACGTTTCGTTTTACTATAGCAGACAACACTCCGAGCCCCGCGAAGTAAAAATAACGGCGCGGCGATTCTAAGTCTTGTGTTTGCGACATGAGCATATTCAGCCAACTCATGATTCCAGCTTATAGTCTCTCAAATCATGTAGGTTCTTCTCACCGATTTCAAACTCGGCAGGGATAATTAAAACACCCCGAGGAATCGAGCAACAAGCGAAGTCGATGGGCATCTCAAGTCCTTTCTTGAAAACGATAGCGTGTTCTCTTACCTCGTTTACAGGGATGAGCGCACCGATAGCATCATGCTTTTCCATCACGATACGGCAATCGGGTATCTCGTGCTTGATGTATAACATCGCACGCTTGACACAATCACCGACCGTAGATTGTGGAATGAAAGCGTATGCTTCTTTAAAAAGTTGGTCGCCCCATCTGCCGCCGAACGTTCTTTTGCGGCCGAACGGTGTTGTTAGTGTTCTTTCATTTGCAGCTAACGCATCTTGAACTGCTACATGGAAGACGCTTCTAATTTTAGGGTACGCTTTGTGGAATTTCTCCAGGATTTGGCCGGCTTTCCACTCGCTAACATGAAGGTCGATACCATATTTCTTCGCATCGGTATTGAACGTGAGCATCGCACGTCCTTTACCCATATCATAGCTCCCTGCATGTCTTGAAGTTTTTCCTAGGAATCTTTCAGGACTTCCTTTACGAACTACATAGTCTGCACCTAATGATAAAATGATTCGCGCTGTCTTAGCGTGCTTATCAATCTTACCATACTCTTCAAGTCCTTCGTAATCTTCGCATAACAAATCGACAACGCGCGCTTCGGCTTGAGATAAGTCGGCTTCAAGATATACATAACCCTTGTCAACTACGAACATCTTGAGAACATCCGCGCCCATCTCGGAATGCTTTGTTATGGTTTGAAATGCAAGTCCAATTGGCTCAGGGCGAGATGGAGGTTTAAGAGTTTGTGTTGAAGTTCTTCCGGTCTCAGTACCCACAATCTGATAACTTGTTCGGTACCGTCCATCATAGTCCGGGCAAGCCTCGATGTAAGTCCCGAGGGTTTTTCTAATAGTACGTCCTCTAAGAATCCTGTCAATGATAGGAATGCATTGAGGTTTCCTTTCTCCATGATTTGCTTGTAGTGCAACAAGAACTTCTTCTCCAGTTCCATCTCGGACAGGGAGTTTAAGTTCGTTGTAGATGAGCTGTCCAATTTGTTTGGGTGAGCTAACATTGATTTGATGTCCAATGAGATTCTCCAGTTCAAATTGGTTCTCCATCATGAGAACCTTATACTTTTCTTCTAACGCCGCTCGCACCTCAGTGTCACATAGAATGCCTTGCCGTTCGATGCCAAGGTAGAGCGCGTGAAGGTGATGGACAAAGTTATAATAGAACTCTCTAACACCAAAGTCTTCGAGTTCTTTGTCCAATGTCTCGAAAATCTCATAGTCTACTGCACAGTCCTTGCCATTGTACAGATACAACCTGTCTGCCGAATCCTTCTTAGGATTAAACTCCTTCCCTTCCAATTTGTAATAAGGTTCTCTGGTGTGAATCGATGCAAGGAAAGCTAAGCCCTTAGGTAATTCAGGATAGCGCGTATGCGCCATGAGCATCGTATCGGCATGGAAGTTTGGTATCTTGAATCCAAGTTGACTCAGCTTTCCTTCGTCAAACTTCCAGTTTTGACCGATGATACGCTTACTTCGCAATAGTATGTCGGCACATTTCCAAAATTCTGCAAGCTCACGTTGAGAGTAATTTCCAAACTTGACGCCCCAAAGTTCGTTGAAGAGAGGAATTGAGATAGCTTCATGTGAAGAAGTTGCGAATCCAATGCAGTTCGGAATTGACTTATAAGTCTCGATATCGCTTGCGGCGAGGGGCTTGACCTTCCATCGGTCAATATATCGATAGAGTTGTGCGCTATCCCGTATGACAACAAGATTTCTTTGTGGGGTTGGCTTGCCATCTATTTCTTGTACCAATCTTCGGATGTCGAATTCTGCAACGGAGCGGTCGATAGCGGAATCAGAACGGAGAATGTACGCGGGGTGGTAGGTTGGGATGACTCGCCTTTTAAGTCGTTCAGAGTGCAGAATACTTCCACGCCATTGAGTGATTCCACTATTTCCAGTGAGAGCTTGTAAGGCCACATTCCCAAGGGCGAGGATGATTTTAGGATTGATTGTCTTGATTTCTTCGAAGAGATATTCTTTATATCCATCATATCCTTTCGTTGCATGAATATCGTAGACCGTCTTGCCAGCTTTAATTACCTTCGGTGGTTCTGTCTTTACAACATTCGTTACCCAACATTCAGCTCGGGTTATACCCGCTTGTTGCAATAGTTGGTTCAATAGATAACCTGAAGGCCCAACGAATGGTTTGCCTGTTCGTTGTTCCTCAGCACCCGGTGCCTCACCAACGATAACGATATCGGCTGAAGCATTCCCTTCTCCTGGAACGTCGATTCTTAGTTCTACTTGACGTGTTTCCATGAGCACCTTCATAACATTTACATGCGACCAATATTTTCATTCGCGTAGACTTGTGCGCGTTCTTGGTCTTCAATACGGGCAAGCTCAGCTGCATTCTTAAAGATAATCATGCACGCTGGAACTCTTTTAACAGCACCATCCTCATTCACAAACTTGACGCGACCTTGAATTGGTCGAAGTGTTACCTTTCCATTACCAGTAGATGCGAATGCTTTGTTGAACCATTCAGTTGAGGTGTCCGATGGAAGGATGAGCACAATCAAATCGGCTCGTGCGCGCATTGATTTGGTAATGAGCAGTTCAGGAATCCCTTGCTTAATGGGTGGAGCTAGTACGATTAGTATCCTCCCTTCGTCGAGCTGATGGAATAAACATGCCGGTGCTAGGAGTTCGTTGTCGAATAGGAACTCCTTCTGTAGTTCCGCTCTTAACTTTTCTGGTAGGTTCATAGTGAATACCTTATGCACGAAAAGGATGCTCGATATTGAGTCGAGCATCCTGTTGTAACTTAGAAACCCTTCGTCTTGAGGAAGTCTGCAAGCGAAATGGTTTCACGATGCTTTGCGTACCATTCGTCTGTTGCTTCCTGAACACGAACTGCTAGGCTTGATTCCTCTGCATCCGAATCTTCATCATCTGAATCCTCTTCTTCATCTTCCGAATCGTCCTCTTCGTCATCTTCATCTGAATCCTCGACTTCGTCATCGGATTCATCTTCATCTTCTTCCTCGTCCTCGTCTACTTCCTCATCTTCGTCCTCGTTTGATTCTTCATCTTCCAATTCGATTGAAGAAGGAACGGCTTCGAGTTCCAATCCTAACAGCTCAGCGACTGCTTTCTTTTGTTCGTCCGTCAATACGTGTGTCGTCATTCGTCTGCTCCCTTAGTAATCTGTAACGGTGTTCTAGTTCGGATGCGGCAGCTTGCAATCGGATTGTAAAATCTTCCGCATCCTTTGCGAGTTCGCGCAGCTTACTAATGTGCTGCGCGATTGCAATCTTTAATCCGAGTTCGTTCATACTCTACTCAGTCAGTATAACCACGCTGGAGATTGATGAACTGTTCGATGGCAGGATTCTCGTCGAGCAGCTTAATCATCTTGGCGATACGGTCGGTTTCCTTATCGTACATTGCAAGCTGATTCGCAAGCTGAACGCGAATGGGTTGTTCCTTATGAACTAAGGCTCCCTGTGATGCATACGCACCACGTTCGATGCCCATGTAATCATTATCCATTTCATCTCCAACGAAATTGATGGTTGAACCGTTGCGTAGGTTCCATGTTTTCATAGCGATGGTGGTGCCCTCGGTCGGATTCGAACCGACACTTAATGGATTTTAAGTCCAGTGCCTCTGCCGATTGGGCTACGAGGGCATAAAGAATGGCTAGACTAGGGCCGATATGTTGCGCTATGAATGGGAGTCATAACGCAACACCCTAGTCTAACCAAAGTTTTACCTGCGCCTGCGAGCAATTGCTAACAAGTGCCCCGAATCTCCACCGCTCGGGGCCACACGGTCGAAAGAACTAATACTACTCAACCATGAAAATAGTATTAGCCCGGAGTTTCAAACTACGAGTTCGGCGACCAATCAATCGGGCGCCAACCGAGCACCTGATTGTTTGGCTTGTTGTTGTACGTTCCGGGGCCGAGGCAAACGAAAACATCCTTGCCCTTGAACTCTTCGAACCGAACGATACCACCGTCCTTGTCGAGATTGACTCCCATTGCATTCAGGAAATCAAACGCGAGCGATGGATACTCCTCCGGAAACGTCTGGTCGTGGACGAGTCCTTCGTATTCATTACCGGCTTCCTCAACCTTGACGGTAATGACGTGATTGATTGCTCCCGCACGCTTGTCGGACTTCGCAATCTTTTCCTGATAGTTCGTGATACGAACTGGAAGCCACGTCGGTGAATCAACGAGGCGAGTGCGCGAAATGTCTTCCTTCGAATACGTGAATGCCATTTCTCTTGCCTTCTTTCGTTCTCTTGCGGTTTCGTGTGGAGTTCTCAGTAGCCTAGCATCTCTAGCCCATGAGCCCATACGTTTTACTTTGGTGCTTGGTTGATAGGTACGACGTTTAATTTGCCTAGGTTCATCACCTCCTGAATAGATGGTTCGATAATCTCGAAGAAGTTTCGATTCGTGAAATCAATCTCTTTAGGCAGCTTGAGAGTGGTTCGTGCGAAATCTTCTCCAGAATTGACCGTGCGTGCAACGAATTGCGGTTTGTTACCCACCGAGCGTTGTTCGAAATGGTAAATCTCGTCAAAATAACCCGGGATACGCGCCGCTATTTTCTTTCCGCCGGTCAAGAGCTGTCTTGTTACTACACTTGAATCATCGTTGAGATTTGTTTTCTCAGTCTTGATGACGTGTGCGACAAGAATCTTGTACTTACATTTAATTTGCTGGAGGAACATGACTAACTCAGTCAACATAGCGGTCTCAGCATTGTAATCTTCGATGCTATTGACCGCGATGCCAGCAATCTTCTTTCCCTTACCATCCAAACCTTTTAGTCTAATGACGTGCTGCAACAAAAGGTCTGCACACGATGTAAGGGAATCAACAATCACTGTATCGTAAGGGAATCGTTTCATCTTGCTCAATTCGATGAACTCATCCCAACGTTTGTCGAACTTTGGATAATCCTCGCGCGTGTACGTATCGTACGATAAGTCACGCTTGCCACGTGGAAAGTGATACGCTGCAACCGAACGTATCCTACTCTCCATGTCAAACACATACGGGTTAGGAAAGGAAGCAGCGGCGATTGATTTGCCACTGCTTACCTCGCCTTTGAAGAGCATTAAGAATTCTTCTTTCGCTAATGCGTCTTCGATGTTGGGCATTTAAAAACTACCTTCCTCGATAGTCTTCTGCTCATGCGCAGATTCAAACATCGATAGCACGAGTGATTCCTTTTCTTTAGCTTCATCAACCTTTGGTGCAGGTGTAGGATTGAGTTCGTCGCGCAAACGATTCATCGTGGAGATGTTGATGTACGTGTTGTACTTCTCGTCTCGCATGTACAAAGAATCAATCGAGTCGATGTTCGCAACCTGGAGAATCTGATTCACGAGGTAGACCGCTGAACTGAGTTCGCATACGAGGTCGATGCTGATAACAATCTTCTGCTTCATTTTAATTGTCCTTTTCTGTTAGCACTTCGATGAGCTTACGTTGGGTTGCATCTTTAACGCTTTGATGCCACATATCAAAGTCGGTGTATTGTTCGAGCCAGTCGATGAACTCTTGTATCCTATCGCTCAAGAGTTTCATATCTTTATCCCTTTGCTTTCTTTACCACAGATGAGGCATTCGGTATAGAGTTTGTTGTCTAGTGTACGCCATGCCGTTTCAGGATGTCTGCAATAACATTGGAATCCGGCTTTGATGAATTGGTTAATGGTGTCGGATGCTCCTTTCGACAGTCGATGCAAATAGGATTCGTGCGCATCGATGCGTATTTGTCTATCACGAACTCGTGATTGCACGATGGGCATACTGATTCCTTTCCCATGATAAACTCAGGCATGATGTAATGGTTGCAATTTGATAGCATGCAACGATAAACATATGCAATCTTGAGCTTAACCTTTTTGTACTGGTGCGTGTGGGTTGCTCGCTTCCTGGGCATCGTTCGCTTCCTCAATTTGCCGTTCGTACTCGACAATAATCTTGTGCAGTACGGCCGCGGCGTCTAGTTTAATGTCTCGTGGTACATCTATCTCCATCACACGAGCCGAGCTGAAGAACGCTTCGAAGATTGATTGAATCACGTCAACGTGCGCTGGCTCAAGTGTGATGTGAATCGGCTTAGCGATGAGGTCGAATGGAATGTTTCGTTTTTGCATATTGCTTAGTCTCGGTTCAAAGGATTCCAAACGGGCACGACTTGGTAGTTGTTCGCAATCAAATAGGAACGATGAGAAGGTTCAGCGGAACAAAGGTTAATGAATCTGCATCCGCCATACATTCCACACGCTTCTCGATTCCTTCTAAAGTTTCCCTCGTGCATCATGTCTAGATGTCTGAGGATATCACGAATCGCATCGTTCTTCCATTCTTCGATTAAGCTTAACGGTTTCGTAACAACGATGCGTTCGAACGTACCTGTTTTTGATTTCACACCGATGCGATTGATAATCAAGTTGCGTGAGTTCAATGCCCACATGTAGCCATGAAACTGGTTGCTCATGATTGCTGGCTTGAAGTATGTGCCAAACGATTTATGGTCTACTGGAACTTGGTATGGCTTCCTCAATACAAGGTCCGTGATGCCCGTGTATAGGATATGAATCTCAGCATCTTCATACAGAGTTTTAGCGAACGTACTTTCCACCAATGGATTGTCGTTCGTATCTCGCTCAACAACCCAATCCTCTGTGATGTATTTCGCTTGGTACTGCCGATAGATGTCGATGAGCGCGTTGACTTGCGAATGGGAAAGCATTGTCTTAGCGGCTGCATAGCTTTCCATCCGAGTCGCAACGTTGTTTCGTAAAATGTTACTTGGCAGCTTATGAAACGTGGAGTAATGCTCGGCCATTGCTTCATGTAGAACGAGGCCGAGCTGAATTGATTCCATCGAATAGTCTCTTGGTTCGATGGAATCGATGAAACGATACGCGGCCTGTTGATTACACGTTTGAATACCGGCGAGCACCTGAGAATCGATGCTGATGACGAGCTTTTCTTTTCCATTTGTCGATGTGGAAGGTGAGTTAGTCAACGTAGATTCCTGTGATAGTTTGAAATGTGTCTCGATGCGTTGCGTATTCGTTACCGATGAAGCGTTTCCACACGCCATTTGATAACTGCATCAAGATGAGGAGAGTTGCGATTGGGTATCCTTTTTTGACTAGCTTGTTGAATGCGATGTGGTATGCAGGGAGCGTTGAAGTTTCAAAGACGTGCATGTAGAGTATCTCCACTGGGTCGTATTGCTTTGCACGTTTCTCAAACTTGAACGACCAAGGAATGTTTAAAGCGTAACGATGAATGACTTTATAATTAAGCATCGCTACGCTTAAAGTGTTGCACGCTTCAACGAATTCAATCTTCGGTGCCATCTGCTTTCGTTACCTGAAAATCTTTATCTTCAAGTTGAAAGAAAGGATTTGATGGTGCCCATGAGCCGCGCCAGCATCTAATTGCTTCTTCAACGTACTCAATTACTTCAAGTTCGGTAGACGTTTCCGGTGCGTTGATGGTTACTTTAACGCTAATCTTCATCGTCTGGCTCCACGAACATCTTGTCGAAACACTTTCCACATATGCCTGAGATGAGGAACTCACGTTGGTCCTCATTAACATTGGGTAAAGCATTTTGAATGAGCACGCCACGCTGCAAATTAAAAAGCTCCATTGGCTCGACCGTTACCACGATGTTACGCTTGCACGTGATGCAATTGCTTGAGAGTAAATACTTATTGGTCGCGTTGTCTTTGTAAATCTTTACGTTAATCATGCGCGCTTCCTGAGTTGGAGGATTTTCCTGGTCTTTGGGATGTAGCTCTCGGTCTTTATGTTGAAGACAAAAGCAAGTGCATTCGCAATGACGAAACTTCTTGAAACGTTATAGCGTGCGCATTCCTTTTCGATGGCGTGCTCGATTTCATCGATGACCTTTGTTCCGTACGGGCGTCGAGTGTATCCTTTGATTCTTTTCTGGATTTGCATTGTGTCCTTTTCTTTGGGTTTTCTGCGGTTGTGGTTTCTTACAGCTAAGTGAGGGGGGTGTAAAAATTACATAGGTATGGTGGGCTCTGCCAGATTTTACCATAGGTCGCCTAGCTACCACAAGAGGAAAATATGTCCAGAAAAGTGGACAGTCTACCTCGGGCTTGCAGGTCGAAGCTCAGGCTAACAGGGAGCGGACGCGCTCGGACGCAATAGGACGGGCTACAGGCCACGATACGGGCTCGGGCTAGCTCACCCTACGGGCTCAGGATGCCGGCCGTTCCTGCGGGCTCAGGTGTGGGTCGGACCCGATTAGAAACGACAAAGCCCGCAACCGATTAGTTATCGGCAGCGGGCTAGTTTGTTTGGGAGGCGCAAAACCTGGCGTTTGCTAGGTTAAAGATTTTAGATATCCTGCGCATTCTCTGTAGCGCAATAATTGCACGCAATCCACATTGCGCCAACGATATTGTTAACGTCCCTAGCGTACCAATCTGGACGATACAGAACCGTGACAGACAGACGACCACAGTGTGGGCAGAGCTTCATTTTCATTGTCTAAACCTTTCGATGTCGAGGACAAGGTGGAACGATGCGATGCTCAAAACCTGGAATTCGTGCCACGCACGCGAATGGTAGATGGTCGGCATTGAAATGGTCGATAGCCTCACACGTTCCGCTATCGTAGCACGGTATGGAATCGTGAGAATAGCAACGATGAAGCTTAGGTAGTGATTCATTCTAGAATCCTCGCGTATAGTCGCGCGCCTCGCCACGGTAGATAGTTGTCTTAGAGCCTAGCGTTGAAAGCTTTTGCACTTCGATGTTCGTGTATGGACGATAGAGTTTCCAGAACTTGAGAAATCCTTCCGTCCGCTCAATCTCGCCCGCGAACAAACAAACCATTTCGTCTTCATGCTCCATGTAGACGGCGAGCCTGTGCGATTCATTAACTTGAGTTTCATTCATCTTTAGCATCCTAGAGCGTTGACAGAGTGTAGACGAGCACGATAAGCAAAGCGAACGATGGAATGGTGTACTCAATTTCGTTTGTATAAATTGAGTACGCCACTATTGTAACCGTGCAAAGAATCGCGAGACGAATTAGAATGTCCATCGTTTACCTCCGCCCGCATAGATTGCCGATGCAAGCTCCTTCATCAAAGAAGACTCTTCCCAATTGTTCTCGTCGCGGTCGATAACGTTGCTAATCAAGGAACGCTTCTTTTCCACAAGCTCGGTTAACCATTCGTCAATCGTGCCGACCGATATCATATAGGTAACGTTGACGTGTTCCGCTGTCGAACCAAAGCGGGTAAAGCGTGTTTCGGCCTGCTCTTCATTCGCTGGATTCCATTGGCGCTCAAGCATGACCGCGTCTGAACAGAACTGCAGATTGAGCCCTTCGCCTGATGCAAGTGTAGATGCGATGAGAATCCTGGAGTTTGGGTCTTCCCTGAACTTGGTCACGACATCGGTACGCTGGTCGGCATCTAATGATGCCTTGAGGTGCAGGCATTCATTCCAACCGCCTTGCTTCGCCCACGTGTCGAGAACCTCCTTCAATGAATCAAGAGTTTCTTTGTGATGACCGAACACGACAATTTTCCTGTCGGTTGAAAGAAGAAAATCCGTGACGTGTTCGACGCAGGGACCGATTTTCGCCATGCCCGTGATACGACGCATGCGCGCAAAGAATCCGAGGATATTCGTATAGTCCGATGCGTTGGGCTCGCCGTCTTTGGAATCCATGAATTCATCGAATTCCCTTTGAATGTCGCCATACGCGCGGCGCAATTCTTTATTCTCCATTTCGGTGTTAAAGAAACCTCGACGGATGGTCGGCAATTCGGGTGCGACTTCTTCCCTTGTTCGTCTAATCATAATCCCATCCAAAGCATCGTAGAACTCCGGCTTCGCACGGATGATGTGATACTGGCCTTGCGCATCCGTCCAGAATTCGAAGTAACGACGCATCATGATGTACTTGCTCGGAAACTTGGTTGGAGCAATCATATTCAGAATAGGGAAGAATTCGTCTGCCTTATTCTTAATAGGCGTGCCCGACATGCCGATGATGTTCTGAATGCCGACTTTCTGTATCAAAAGTCTTACGGCGTTCGTACGCTTTGCGTCTTCATTCTTGATGTATTGGCATTCATCAAGCACGATTGTTTTGATATGCGCGAACTTCTTCGCTGCATCGTCCGAATTCATGCGGGCGAGCGTGTCGTAGGAAATGATATTCCAAGGGAATTTGAATACCTTTTCCTTCGATGAGTCAATCGTTTGAATCATGATGTCGTCGGTGACATCGAACAATTCAATTTCGTATTGCCGACGCAGGCCCGCCTTAACGAGAAACAAAACGGGAATAACTTCCGGATGCAGGAATAGGGCAACGTTCGTTTGAATCGTCTTCCCTAATCCCATTTCATCGGCGATGATGCATCGGAAGGATGTACGCTCGATGAATTCAATTCCCTGATACTGAAACGGAAATGGCTTCTTGCCAGTGCGCGTCGTGATATCGCGTGAGACGTACTTAACCTTGACGATGGAAGAGTGACCACATTCCAATTTGATTAGGAATGAGTCTTTGCTGAGTTGTGTCTTCTTCTTTTCAATCGCGGGTAGTCCGCAATACTTGCACAATTCGATAAGCTTTGCCATTGGTTGCTCCCTGAGTTGAAAGAACTACAAAGTCTAGAATTCTGGTAGAGCATCTAAAACCTGGAGAGTGTTAGATGCTCAGCCCGAACGCTAGCGTGCGATGCTAAGGTGCGGTGCGAACCGTCGATGGTAATGCTGTCGTGCATGTTGCGAACTCTAGCCCGTGAGCGCGGCAGTATTCGTGAATAGCATCGATGGATTCAAACAAGACGACTGAACAGCTTGAATTGCAGATTGGCGTGACACGCGCGCCATAATTGCATGACACCTGCACGAACATCGATGGAACGCAGGATGCGTGTTGCTCAGATTGGAACGTGCGATGCTTTGCTTCGAAGAATCCGATATACATTGTCTAATCCTCTGCTAAAACTTGGTCAGCGGCTGATGTGATGATACGTAGTGCATCGCTGTCTGCGGCAAGGGAACCGACAGGACCATATTTCGTGCTGTATCGGTACCCGATGTGATTGGCGATACTGCCAAGTATTCTGAGTGTTTCAAGCTTTGAAAGTAGCATTGTCTAATCCTTTTGAATGAACGATGCAGGAATGCGCCAAGCGAATTGAATGTTGCGACGCAGGCCAGACTGGAAAGCGTAAGGGCCGTCTGAGTGTACGCCGTTGCGAATGGCATAGATGTGACCACGGATGCAGATAATCACGTTATCGCATGGCAAAACTTCATGCGTCAAATTGATTAGGTCATCAATCTGACACAAGCCGAGTTTCCGATAGACGGGGAGCCAATCGGACGTATACGCGCCACAGTTATTCTTGCGACCTGCAGCCGCGAGAAACAAATAGCACATATCGTAATCGATGCCGGATGCTACGTGGAGCGCGCGAACGGTGCAGTCTCGTTTAAGATGCGATGCGCGCCCTTCGATGCCGTATGTTGACATTTTCTTTCCTAGGATTTTACCGGGCTTGAAAACCTGGCGTTCCAAGTGAATTGAAAGTTAATCTTTTGCTTTGAAGGCGTCCAGCATCGCTTGAATCGCTGGATTGGACTTGGCTGCGGCATTGAGCTTTGTCACCAGCCTATCCTCAATCTTAGGAGCGCGTGCTTTCGGAACGTACCCTTTTCGATTGAGGAGCGTATTGTGCAGGCGATTGTATGCCGTGCTTGAAACACCCTCGGGCACGCGCTCTATCAAAGTTTCCAATTCGTCGTTCGTCTTTTGCGACAAGCGGCGATGCATTTCTTCCGATGCCTTGTTCATTCTGAGCATCAGCTCGCGCGAGGCCTTTTGATAAGCGTCGATGCGATTAGAAATCTCGACGATAGACAATTCCTGGATGCTGGACAACTCATCCGTCTGTATCGCCCGAATTGTTTCTGAGTCGAATATCGTATCCATGTACCGGGTCTCCAATTCTTAATGCGTGATAACTAATCACGACGTGACGAAAGGCAAAGAATGTCCACTTCTGAGGACAAAGTGGGCGTAGAAGTATACCCTTTATACTACAGGATGCCGCTAGGACCTAACGTTATTCTCACTAGAGATACACTCGGGCTCAGGCGCGGCAAGTGCCACGTTCGCCTGCACTTGCGGGGATTGCGGGCTCAGGTACCCTTCCCCTGTCTACCCTGCTATAGACCCCGTATGTAAGTCTTACATAGGGTGTGTAAAGTTTACATGATTAGTTATTCCTTATTTCTATTATTCTTCTTATTAAAAAAAAAAAAATAAAAAAGAAAAGAATAAGAACAGCCACTAAACTAAAAGAATCCAAAATATTGGATGTCACCTTAGGAGGACATCGGGAGCCCGGTACGTATAGACGGGGAGGGGGAGTCAAGGCTTATCGTCAAGCTAAGTGCTTCGACTGCAAGGGCTTAGCGTTAAATGCCCTGCGTGGAAACGTAGTGCGCCTTGCGTGCTAGTTTAGTGAGCCCTTGGTGTTTCCTTGGTGTAGATGTAAGGTGTTTTGTGGAATTTCGGGCTGTGGCTACCACTAATAACTCATTCTCAACAGCTCAATCCAATAAGCCGAATTCTCGAGTTTCATAGTCCACCCAGAAACCTGGATTTTATGGTTCCGAATACCGCTTAATGGGTCCAATACTGCGCTCCCCTCAAAATTGGCGAACGCCAGGTTTACGGCATCCTGAAAATTTTAGGGCTCAGTACGTATCAATGCGCGTTCGGAAGGGCTCAGGGCGAGCGTATGTGAGCGTAGGGCTCAGGGTATGGCGGGAGGATACGTATAGACGCAGAAAAGCCCGGCACCATGTAGGCTACCGGGCTCAGGTACGGACCGAACGAACTAGATGCTAGGCTGCAGCATCGTTCTTCGCGAGTTCCAACAGCATATCGAGGTACGCGGGATTCTTCGCCACCTTGGCCTTGATGGTGTCGACGTCCAGCTTGAGCCCGCGCGCAACGCGAGCAATGACCTGAGCCATCTTCTTTTCAGGTCCAAGGATGGAATCGCGGACGTAATCCTTGCCCGCGTTCCTGATGCTGTCGTTGCGCGCACCAAGGGCAAACTTGGCGAGTTCAGCCTGCGACCCACCGAACAATGCGAGAATCGCCTCAAGCGGATTCTCCACGCCATCCGCGAGCGCGTACACCGTGACCTTGACTTCGCCCGACCGCTTGCTGTCCTTGTCGGACGCCACGACTGAGACAACTTCGGACGTCAGGTCCGCATGCGTGACTTCGGGCTGGTCGAGAATCCCGAAATCCTTGTGGTCGTCGAACTTGGTTGCTACACGTGCCATGTCTTTGCTCCCTGCTAGTGGCCGGTGAATCCGGCATACCTGCCTTTATACTCAGAACGCCCCTGCAGTGCAAGGACCAAATAGAAAAGGCCTACCGACGATTGGCAGGCCTTGTTCCGTTGCTCCCTGAGTTCGTGCTAGATGTCGTCCGCGTTCGCTTGCGCGCATTCGTCGCACGCTATCATCATCGCGCCTTGTTCATCACGCACGTCCCTAGCGTAGGCGTCGGGGCGATAGCGGACGGTTGTCTTAACTTTGTGACAATGCGGGCAAAGTGCTTGCTTTTCCATAATTCTATCCTTGGTAAGTTAAATCCAGGTTTCTGGATTAGTAGCCTTGAGCCACTATCCGGGCATTCATTCGGCGGGTATCGGCAAGGATGACCCGCAAGGCTCGCGCGAGGTACATAGCGCGAACGGCGCGCCTGAACTCCCTACGGCGTATAATGCGCTCCCGATTGGCTGCAATGGCCTTCCGGGTCTGCCAATCGGCAAGGCGTTCAAGGTGCGCGTTCAGGTAGTAGCGTTCCCTAGTGGTCATAGCCGTTCCATTCGTGGTCAAAGCTCGACTCCCGAACGTCTGAGCAAGTGTCGCACACGTCGAACTCACCCGAGGGCTGGTAGCAGTCGACGCAGAGTCGAATGGTTCCCTTGCCCCCGCATGCGTGACAGACGTTACGGGTATCGTCGGCTCCATTGGATGCGACAACTCCCGAGCCACAGCACACAGCACAATTCGTTTCCATTAGCGTAGGCTCGACTGGCGCAAGGCACGACGGCCATGGTTAGCGGCAAACATCGCATCCTCAACTACTAGCGCGACATAGAATGCCCATCGGTCAGGATGTACCTCGGCGAGGTATTCCAAGTGACGCACACACGCCTCGCCGTATAGGGCGGCGAGTTCGTGCTGCGTGGCGCGTGGTCCGTAGCTACCGTCTTTGTTAATCATTAGCAGGATGCTCCATTCGGGTAGAGATAACGCAAGGCGTAGCGTGCAGCGGTGCGAGTGGCGAATACAGCCGCTCGCGTAGCTGCGCCTGCGTGCGCGTCGTTTGTAGCGCGGAGGGCAGAGTCAATGAAACGGATGGCAGACTCACCGTATGTAACGGCGGCGCACTCAGGCAACGAACGTGAGACAAGCATTAGCGGGCTCCCTGAACTAGCAAACCATTGACATAGATGCACACCTGAACGCCATTGCACAGGACCTTAGCAGACGGCAGGGAAGCGGCGAGCGTATCGGCAGCGGCGAGCGTAGCGACGCGGTGCGTCGTGAATGGCTCAAAAGAGTAAGCCATCGCGGGAGTGCGGACAACATAGGTATCGGCTGCACACTTGGGCAAGGGATGTGAGGTAATGGTCATATGGTCAGAATATCAAACCACGGGACAGAGTCAAGGGAATAGAAACGATTCGAGCCCGAGGTACATGTTTATTTTCTCGCATGGCGAGCCCGAGGTACTCCCCCCATACCCTTACGCGCGTGAATTGCCCCAAAACCTGGACATTATATCATTCGATAGCATAGGGGCATGGGCGTCCGCAGCGGGTCCCCCAGCGCGCAAAGTTAAAGGCGCTCGACATCACTCTGCGATTGGGAAAATATAATTTTCAAAATAAATTGGGTCCCATAAAATAGGGTCCCATATTTTCAAATTAATTTAAAATTAAAATAATACATGGTAGCCAAGCACCTCTTGACCTCTATATATAGCGCGCACCGGACCCGAGCCTTGCACTTTTCCCCTTGACTGTCAAGTGCTAGATGTGGTACAACAAGGCGGTCAAGCCACTAGTTCAACATCAAGTGGCTACCACTTGGAATAAACGGGGAGGTGTACAATGCATTTCTTAAACAAGGAAACCTTAGCACACCACCTCGACCCGAAACATAATTATTTATTACGCACTGCGAACACTTTTGCCGATGCTTCAATCGAAGTCCAGGAATCGACGAGTGGAACGACGCTCGTTGTCCAAGCGAAGGAATCTATTGGTCGTGGCGCAAACACGAACATTCCAGATTTCCTCCGGACTACGATTGGTCTTTTGGCAGCAAGTGGTGAAGTAAAACAAACGGATATTGCTGAAGCGTTTCATGTTAGCAATTCCACCGTTTCTCAGGCGAAGAATGGTCGGACGGGCGATGGATACGTCATTCCTGAACTGAAAAGGGAAACAGATAAAACAAGGAACGCAACGCGAGACGACATCGAAAAGCTCGCACTATCCCGCACCTTAGCTACGCTTGGTATCTTGACGGAATCGGATATCGAATGTTTAGGTGCGAAGGATAAAGCCGACGTTGCTATGAAGCTTTCTAAGGTTGCTGATAACATGCGGCCTAAAGATGTTACTTCAGATAACCGCATTCAGGTGGTTATCAACGCACCGCCTGTGCGTGAGAAAGTTCATTACGACGTAGTTGAAGTTGGATAAGATTAACAAAGCTAGCGAACGCTTAAGGCAGGGCATCATAAAATGCTTCCGCGATATCCTCGCAAAGAGCACCCCATATGATGTAGCGTTCGTTAGCCCTTTTGGGGTGGGCACTTATTATTCAATCGATTCCGTAAACTAGACAATGGAAACGTTGGACTTAGGAACGGGCGCCAATCGAAAGAATCTCCCTTGTGCTTGCCCCATTTTCACATCTAAAGTTTGGGCAGTTTTAGTGAGGAAAATGTAGAACCACCCTAGAGTTTGCTCCCCTAGCGTGGTAAGAACATGCCCCTTAGACTAACTGCCCAATTCATATGGAAGATACGCTAACAAAGCCGCAAGTTGTTGAATGGACTCCTACACGTAAACAGGAGACATTCACAACGTTGCCAGATGATATCTTCGAAGTATTGTACGGCGGTGCCGCAGGTCCGGGTAAGACTGAAATCCTCTACATGTTGCCGTTGATTCGTCAGTGGCATCTGCACCCTCGATACAAAGGCCTCATTCTCAGAAGGACATTCCCTGAGTTAGAAGCTGAAATCATCATCCGTTCACGCCCTTGGTATGAATCAACGGGTGCGAAATACAATGAACAAAAGAAACGATGGACCTTTCCAGCCGGTGGATACCAGGCTTTTGGACACGCCGAACATGAAAAGGACATCACCAAGTACGATGGAGTCGAATACAACTACGTTGGTTGGGATGAGCTAACTCACTTCACCCAATATCAATACTTGTATTTGGTAGCTAGCCGAGTTCGGTCGTCAACGAAAGAACTACCAGCGATTACAAGGGCCGGTTCGAACCCCGGTAATATTGGACATACATGGGTCAGAAATAGATTTGTTGACCCTGCACGAGAAGGCTTAAAGATTATCGTTGATAGGAAGACCGGGCTCAAGCGGTTTTACCTACCAGCGCGGGTCGAAGATAATAAGCATCTTCTCGAAAACGACCCAACGTATGTTGCTAAGTTGGAGATGCTACCAACTGAAGCAGAGAAGCGGGCGAAGAAGTATGGAGATTGGTACACGTTCGAAGGACAGGTATTCAATTTCCGATTGGAGCCTTTGCCCGACGAACCTATTAACGCTCGTCACGTTATCGAACCTTTTGCCATCCCATTCTGGTGGCCTCGTGTCGCGGCTATCGATTGGGGCTTTGCAGCGCATGTATGGATTGGTTGGGCAGCAATTGCTCCCGATGGACGAGTTTATCTCTATCGTGAATATTTTCAAAAGCGGAAGATGATTGCGGAGTGGGCTTCTGAGTTTAAGAGATTATCAGCAAATGATAACCTTGAGACAGTTGCACTCGACCCCTCTGCATGGCAGAATCGTGGCGTTGAAACTATCGACCAGCAATTCACGCAGTATTCAGGCTACGTACCTGAACGTGCAATTAACGACCGAATTGGGGGCAAGCTTCTACTACACGATTATCTTAGGTGGACACCCAAACCAAAGTCTAGAGACATTGCTGGAGCTTTTAACTCAGAGCTCGCATCAAAGCTACTTAGAAACTATGGGCAGGACAAGTATAATGAATATGTGAAGTTCTTTGAGGAAGAGCCTGAAGAGACAAATCTTCCCCGACTTCAGATATTTGAGAATTGCCAAGCGGTCATCGATGCTATTCCGAATTGCGTGTACGACCCTGCGAATCCTGAGGACGTTAAAGAATTCGAGGGCGACGACCCATACGATGGCGTGAGATAC